ACTTCCCTTCAATAGCTTTATCAATAGAGTCTAAACATCTGGTTACAAATGGGTGACATACTCTCTCTTGTTTTTTAAGATGTGCTTCAACAACTGTATCGCAATAATTACATTCCCAGCAATCAAACTTACAATTTTTAATTTTATCTCTCCATATATCAATGGGACGATCTTTCATATTAAGATCTTCCATGTATACATTCATACGTGGGAAGAGAATTTCATCACCATCATTCCATTTTTTAATGATGTCCATAGACTCCATTAATCTGATAGCACTTTCTCTACCATGCATTTTAAATACATCAATACCTAGATCAAGAAACTCTTGCCAGTCTTCTCTCCATGGCGGAATGTTTGCTGCTTTAAGAGATGCTGATGATTCTGTTACATCCCAAGTAGAACAAGATACTCTACTGATTTCAGAATTAAAATATTGAGGACTATCATCTCTTGTGGCATTGTATTGATAATGCTCTGGCATAATAGGACAACCACCCCAGCAATTTTCATTAGCTAGCAATGATAGTTTTACTGGTTTATCAATAGATGCACAATATTCTTTTGCTTCGATAACTCTATTGAGAGCATCTTTATCTCTCATTAAATCTCTATCAAGATTTACATAGTGAAATCCTGCTCTAGCACAAGCAACAATTTCATTTGCTTTTGTGACTTCTCTAAGGATTGTGTTTTTGATAAACAGTTCAGGAAATTCTCTTTGAATTTGTCCTGAAGAAACCCATGATGTATGAGGTAGAGTTACAATACGAACACCCTTATCATACAAAGGTTTAAAATTTTCTATCCACAGATCTAGATTTTTTTGATCTGGTCTAATCCACATGTTATTAAATGTGGCAGACAAAGGAATACCTGTCTCTTGAGAAATAAACAATGCATTTCTTGTAGTTCCACTAACAGGATCAACTACAAAAATATCACCCATCGCATCCTGATTAAAAGGAGGAATACGACAGGTAAAATATAGATCGTAAATTAAATGTTTATGCTCAATGAGGAATGGTATAAAAGTCTCCTCAGCAAATTTTTTATTGATCTTCGGGTTGATCGGCAGACTGAAGACGCTTGTCATTGAGTTGGTCACGGATTTGATCTAGGAGAGGGATGTTAAGGTTGTGTTCTACACCATGGAATGTAGGAACTTGAACGTCAGGAGATTCTGCATATGCTTGAAAATACTTCTCTGTTCTTCCTTGAATCTTATCCATAGAGATCTTCATCAAACAAGCATACTGAGATGCAACATCAAGAATACCAACTTGATCTTCTTCTTTCATCATAGCAATAGAATCCATGTTGCCAATACCGACTCTACCATTTGCCATAATATCTAAAGCAGCTTGTTTACCAAGTCTTGCAATCCAATACTTTCTTTCATCTTCTTCATCCCATTCAACTGAATCCAATAGATCTTGTTTTGTTAGACCTTTGTCTTTAATATAATCTATGAAAACTTGAAGTTCATATTCTGCTTGACCCTTTCTTCTATTCCACATTTCTTTATCGAGTTCAGCAAACTCAACTTCAGCTGCAGCAAATTCAATATCAAACTCATCTCCATCTTCTGCTTGGAGTTTCTCTAGTAAAGCTTTATCACGACGCAAACGAATATCTCCCTTCTTTTCATCGAGGAGCATTTTTTCATATTGATGTGATCGATTCTCGATCTCTAACAAAACTTGTTTTAGTTGTCGATCTTCTGTGACATGTGATTTGATCACATAGTCTAAAATTTGATTCTTCGACATACCAAGAGATACTCTTACAGCAATATCTCTAATTTCTTTATCTGTAATTACACCCATAATAAATCAAAAAATAATGATTAGAACTTGATACCAGGAATTACCTCATCTCTAATTAAAACACCCTGTTCGTTTTGGGTGTATTTATTTTCTTCTTTTGCCTGTTGTTCTGGCATTGGAAGACCAAGGTAGTTCTCATATAACCTATTTATCTTCCTAATTGTATCGCAATCTGAGAACTCTTTTTTAATTTCTGAAGACTTAATGTAGAGTGCTTTTACATTTCTGTTGTAAGCATTTCTTTTTTCTTGAATTTTTGTTTTTAAATCAACTGGAGCTACACCCTTTGCTACTGACAATTCTCTGATGATGTAATCATTATTATTATCTACATCGTCATTTTGATATTCCCATGTCTTTTTCTCTAGTGCAGAAACACCTTCGTCTAAAGCTAAGAACCTTTGTTCAAAAGTTTGTTCTACAATTAACTTTGCTAGGAACTTCATAGTTCTTAGAATAGTATCATATCTCTTTTGTGTGACAGGAACTGCTACTTTAGGTCCTTCAGGTGCCATATCAGCATAAGATAGATTATCAAAATCTGCCTCATTTTTTAAATCATCAGCAGGAACTTTAATGGTAGAACGAATATCACCAAGACTTCTCATACCAAATACTGCCATCTCTTTATCCATCTCGACAAATCTGTCTGATAAAGAATTTATACCATTTACGTCTTCAGAATCCAACGAGAAAACATACCAATCAAGAACAGAGTTGATTGGTTGGTATGTAAGTAATTTTGTTAGATCGGGGAGTTTACCAACGAAATATCTTTTTGTCATGCTTATACTCCTGTGTAACCGCTAGCTAGTGTACCATATTCAATAGCAGCACCCGATGCTCTACCAGGTGTTCCCTGAGAGTTGAGACTGCCATTTAATCCAAATGAGTGTGTGGAGAAACTTACTTGACCACCAGTATTGTTCTGACCACCATCATACATACCGTTCATAAATCCATGTGTCATTCCCGTATGGAATGTTTCTTCACCAGTAGTTGCTGGTTTACTAACAGATCCTAGGTTAGAACCAGTAGTGTCATCTCTTCTTGAAAGTGCAGCGTTGGTTTGGTAACCACCTGCAGTGTTCCAATAAGAGAAATTAAGACGTGAGTTCCAAGTCTTGTTAGTTCCATCAGTGCCAGGAGCAGAACTCCAACCAGACCACGATTGAGTTGACCAGTCAAAGCTGTATCCATTACCACCTTGCTTATACCAACCTTTAGTTTCGCCATAACCACATGCAGGGTTATCACCACCAGTAGATCCGCCGCCACTAACAGTTGATACACTGTCATTAGTTAAGTCGTATCTGTCTGGGTTGTTGTTATTGTTTCCACAAACATATGCATACTTAAAGTCTCTCTTCATAACAGAAGTTCTGTTTCTTGAAGTCTGCATCGATGTTGCAGCACCAGCATTGGACTCAGTGACCATGCTGAAACTAGAAACATAGTTACCAGTATTGTTCCAACCGTTTGCTGTGCAGAAAACATATGCTCTCATAGCAGAGTTTTGAGCACCTGCTGTGTATGCGTCAGACTGATCAATTCTGTCGCCAATGTTAGCGTTACTAAACGTAGCATGTGTACAACGGTTGATGTTTCTCCATGCAGCACCACCTCGGTAACCTGCTGCTGGATATCCTCTAGTAATATTAAAACCTTCGGCAAACTCAACAATGTTTTCCCAATAAGCGTTAGTACCATCTGATTTCAGTGTGGCTCCAACGGTGCTTGAATCACCAGCACTTGCAGGAAATTGCTCTGGTAAAGTTGAAAATGGCGCACCATTTACAAGCAAACTATTACTGCCAATATCAATATTACCACCGAAGGTACATGAACCATCCGTATTCAACGAAATGTTGGGATTGGTTGAACTACCTGCGGCGGTATATTTAAGTTGATCTACTCTTAATTCTGATGCCATGGATAATAGGATCTCCTACCTTTACTATTTAGACGATGTTCCAGCTACCGCCATCAGCAACTGTGATCACAATATTGTTATTTATAGTGATAGGACCAAAACTACCACAGTTTGTTCCATTAGGAACAGTAATGTTCTCAGCAACAACTTGACTGTTTGCTTTGAAGATACCGTAGGAGTCGATCCATTGCCTTACGCCGTTAGCGTAAAGAACGCTGGTGTTTGCTTGGTTAACGAAAGTTTGACCTTCGATGTTTGTAGATCCAAGGACATGTAAGTCGTATGTAGGATCTTGTTTCTTAACACCAACTTTGGACAATCTATAGATGTCATTGCCGTTAGAAGCTTCTGTCCATCTAGATGTTACAAACTCTTGGTTGTTCTGGAAGAACTGACCATTCAAGTTAATATCACCTTGAACATTTAATTGATAGTTTCTACTCTGGTTATTAGTTGGGTCGGTTCCAGAAGTTGCATTAGTGTTAATTGCAATTCTATTGTCACCCTTAACCAAGAATGCAGGAGTTCCATTCCAAGATTGTCCACCACCAGCAGTTGATGCAGTAATTTCAAATGCATCACTATGTCCAATCTGGTTACCAATTCTGAAGTTTTTCTGACTGGAGGAACCTAAGAAGTACATACCAGCACCAGAGTTATCATTAGCGGAATCTAACGTAACATAATTTCTAAATCTGGATGTACCATTAACATCTAACTTAAAGCTAGAACTTGGAGTTGAAGTTGAAATACCAACTGATCCATTATAATCAATGGTCATTGCCTCAGTTCCAACAGTTAGTGGAACCTCGTTACCACTTCTGCCAGGATCAACCATGAACGCAATGCGTCCATAAGAAGACCAAAGTGCCATTCTCTCACTGCCTCTATGGTCATAAAGTAGACCACCTCTTACAGTATCGTTATAAGTGAGTGCAAGACCAAACTGAGAATCAGCACCACTAGAACCATCTACCCAGTTACCATTAAACTGAGCAATGTCCATTCCATGAACAGTACCATAACTGTTAAAGTTAGAAGGTCTAATTCTCAACTTAACGTATGACTCACCAGCACGGTTAGTAAATACAGTCTCGCCAATACCGATCTTATTCTCAGAAGAGTCAACGAATAATGTATAGTTATCAACGTTAAGATCAGCAGTTAATGTTGTTGTATTGTTAACAGTTGCTGTTCCACTAACAGTGAGGTTAGAACCTGCACCAGTTAGGACAAGCGAACCAGTCATGGTATCACCAGTCTTCAGAACGTTGAGTGATGCAGCACCAGTTAGAGATGCGGTAATTGTTCCAGCGGAGAAGTTACCAGCAGAATCACGTTGTACTGCATAACTACCAAGGTTAGCACTACTAAATTGAATGTTACCTTCGTTCCATGCTTTCTGACCATTGATAGTAAATGCATCAGCATTTAGAACTGTCAATGCTAAAGTACCAGATCCTAAACTAGCATTACCACCAGCTGCTTCAAATTTAGCAGTATAGTGATCATCTGGAGTTGCCGATACTAACTGAGAAGATCTAAAGTAAATTGCAGGACTAGATGATTGACCATCAGTTCTTCCAAGTCTTAGTTCACCAGATCCAGAGTTATTAACAATCTTACCAACGTCTACTGTATTACCATCTTCTAGAGTAAAGTCATCAAATGGTTGTCTGTTAGATGCACTACCAGCAGTAAGAGCACCAACAAAGTTACCAGAGTTGAGTCTACCAATTAGAATCGTAAAGTCGTTAAAGTTATCTGCTGTATCATCGTTAGTTACAACACTATCAATAACAAAACTACCAACAGCTTGTGCGTTGGCGTTATACAAGTTGATTGGATTACCTGCAGCAAATACTCCCGTTGCAGATGTGTCGAGGATAACTCCAGAGAAGTAAATTCTGAACTTAGGATCACCAAGGAATCCTTTAACACTTACGTTATCTCTAAAGTTAGTTGCACTAATGAATCTAGGAAGTCTATTATCAGATAAAGTTCCTTCATTAATGTTTAGAGCATTTTGATACCAAGTGCCCTGTCTATTGTCAAGTCTGTCAGCGTCAAGACCAGAGTCAAGACCATCATTCAATGATGTCCATACCTTCGCCCATGTACCGAAAGATCCAACACCAGTTCCAGATCCACGGAGATACATGTTATCATTATCCGTGAATGCAAGTTGTCTTACACCACCAAATCCAGCATCGAAACCAGAACCACCATTTCTGAAGGTTACAGTCATGTTTCTGGTGCCACCATCAGTTAGTCCATTAGCACTATTGAAGATTGTGTTAGCAACAATACCAGAACTGAAGTTGTTAGGAGCAGGAGAAGAGGACGGGTTGTTAGTACCTGTAAGAACACGAATCGTGTTACCTGCTGTACCAGAAATTGCGATGTTGTAAGTTCCAGCTAATCTATCAGAAGATAGAGTACCAGCACTCATGTTACTAGCATTTAGATAGAATGTACCTTGTACACCGTCTAGTAAGTCAGCATCAAGTCCACTATCTGCACCAGTCTTAAGTTCAACAGATCCATTTCCTGCCTGACCAAGATTGAATTGTGATTTCTTATATCTAGAAACACCAATTGTACCGTAAAGGTCAGCAGAAATTGTAAGATCAGTAACTCTCTGAACGTCAATAGATACGTTTGCATACTGTCTGTTGACCGTAGAAACTTTTGATTCTAGTACAAGAGAGGATCCAGCACCAATGACACCAGGAGCAGAGGTTACAGTAAAGTCTGAACTATATCCAGTACCACCATCAGTAACAGTAATTTCTGTTACAACGTTACCAGCAACAACAATATTAACCTTGAGTCCAGTTCCTGTTCCACCTGTTAGCGAAACATCAAAGTATTGACCGTTGGTGTAACCAGAACCAGCGTTAGAAATAATAACATCATCAACAAATCCACCTTGAGTGAATGTTGATTCAAATGATAGAGGAGATGCACCACGCTCAAACTCAATAATTGTTCCGAGAGGAATTGTTGCATTGACTGGGTTGTTTAGAGAGATCGTAGTTAGACCTGCTGCGGTAATAACACCAGTAATGTTTGTATTAGTCTGAATACCACTTACAGTATTCTTAACTTCATGACCAATAAGAACATCAGAGTTTGTAGTAAAGATCATCTGAGATGATCCTGTAGTACACTGAGATGCCAATCTTGCAAAGTACCTGCTTTCTGCACCTTTGAGTGACTGCATTGCTAGTGCAAAGCTAGAATCACCTCTTAAGAATGTGAAGGAGTTTGCAGATCCACCAACAGCAAGTCTGTCTGTTTCAATAACACCAGATGTAATATCGGAAGCAGCAATCTGATTGGAAGATAGTGATACCCAGTTGTTAGCATCGAAGGAAGATGTATTTACAACTCTAGTAATGTTAACTGTATTAGCAGTAGGTGATGTACTATCATCAACAGTATCAGTATCTTCTATCTTAATGTTGTTGACGATATCACCATATATTCTGCTCTCAATTAGAGCATTACCTTGTGCTTGTGTACCAGCTCCAGTAGGAGCAGCAAATGTAATATTAGGAGCAGTAGTATATCCTTTACCACCTCGGAATCCACCAAAGTCATTAATAGTAACAGTAACAACTTGACCATTAGCAATAGTACAAGTAGCAGCTGCAGAAACTGCACCAGCTTCTGGGTTACCACCAGCAAATGTAACTACAGGAGCAACAGTATATCCAGAACCACCGTTACTAATATTAATTTGGAATACAACACCTTTTCTATATTCAGTTGATTGAATGCGTCCAGTAGTTAAACTACCAGTAAGGATGTCACCGATGGTGAATGTTAAAGCAGGATCTGGGTTAAATCCAAGGAACAGACTATCATTATCATTGTTTAGAATGAATGATGTTGATGTATCCTGTTGAATTGCAATGTCACCAGCAAGTGCTCCTTCTAGTGCAGTTCTTTCTGTTTGGTTTGCAACAGTGAAGACACTGAATGGTCTGAGTGCTGGAATCTGATCAATAGAGATCTTACCAGAATCAGTAAGTTCAACCAATGCTCTAGGAACAGCGTTCGTAGAATATGGTTTGTTGATGTAAGGTCCTAAAGCATTAGTGATATAATCTTTAACTGCCTTTTGTGTAGGTAGTTTAGAATCACTAGAGTTAGCACCACCAAGTGTGTTGGATGCGTCAAAACCAGTAACAACAACGTCACCACCTTTCAGTTTCAAGAATTCAACTTCAGAGATCGTAACCGTACCAGTGAAGGTAATGTTACCAGTTCTGTTTTCGATTCTAGCGAAAGTACCAACCTTAAAGTCACCAAGTTCATCAGTACCAGAAACATATACACGACCGTAGTTTTCAGATACCTGTTCGTATGCTTCGACTTTAGTACCACCGTTCTCAGGAAGAGCTAGGTAGTTAGTTCCTGAACCCGCAAATTCCCACGTATGAGAAGAAGAGTTAACAATCGATGGTCTGTGTAAGTTAATTGTTTTACCAGACAGAATACTGGTAGATACTGCCTGACCAGTTGCTATATCTGTAAGATCCATGGCACCACCTGTGCCATCATCAATAGTTAATTGTGCAGAGAAAGGAGGACCAACTGTAACTCCAGCTACAACATCAACAAAGTATTCAATATCTACATTAGTGTTTCTATATCCATCAATCTTAACAACATAATGCTCTAATGGTTCTCTACCAAGTCCACTAAGTGTTAGGATAGTTCTACCAGTAGGAGTAGAAGAAACATTTGAAATCGTTGCAATATCAAATGCATATGGGTCCTTACGGAAACCTATACCTCTTAATGCAAATGTACCAAAGTTGGTAGCAGAGTTAGTGATTGAGCAGTAACCACCAGATTCAGCAAGAACACCATCAGCACAGAAGATAACGAAGACAGAAACTAACTGAGTATAACCATCGTTGATAACCTTATATCCTGTACCACCAAAAGATACAATCGTGAATGCAGATGCAACCATCGACTTACCCTGATTGGGGAAGGATGCTGTTCCGTCTAACTCAAGACCAGGGAATGGGCAGTTGGGTTGCTTAACCTTGGCACCATCAACCTCAGCACCGCCACCACCTAGGAAGGAGATAACAGATGCGTTCTGGGTGTATGGAGATGCCTCGATAATTGGATAGTCATCGTAATCACCACGAATTGCTAGTCTGTTGTTATTAGCATCAGAAACAAAGTTATCTGGATACGAAATAATTTGTGAAGTATCATATAGAGAATTGCTAGTTCTAGATGTAGCACCAGAAAGAACTGTTCCATCTAAGATATCTTCAAAAAGATCCATAGATGTATTGATGGAAGAAGCAACGTTAGAACATTGTGAAGTTTGTCCCGTGCTGTATACAAGTACAGAGTTGTTAGTTGTTCTAACAAATGTATGTGCAGATTGTGGTAAATGCTTGAGGCAATTAGTTGCAGCAGTTACGAATGTATGTGCAGATTGTGAAATCTGAGTAATTGATCCTGCAGCACCACTTACAAAAGTATGTGCTTCACCAGAAGCAGCACCACCAGCTCCTACGTTAACTGTAACAGTTCCAGTTTGTCTCTCGATACCATTAGCTAATGCACTTACAAAAGCATGTGTGCCTGTGTAAGAGGAAAGACCAGTATTAATTTCAAAAGTATCGGTAGTTACATTACTAATTTGTACCCATTTGTTACTCAACTTATCATAGTTGGCACGAGGATATGTTTTGTTTACTGAATTTCCATCCAGATCACAAGTAAAAGTTAGACTATCGTTAGCAATTTTTACATAATCTCCATTTGCAAAATTATGTCCAGCACTTGTTATAACTAACTTTCCACTAGATGCTGTGTAGACAGCATTGGTAGCTGTATGTTGACTAGAAGAAACTGCTGTGATATTTAAAGATGCACCTGAAGCGGGGTCAGATGGTCTTGGATATGTTTCTACAGTTGTATTACCATCACCATTATAGTCACATGTAAATGCTAGAGAATTATCTAGAATTACAATTCCTTTATTAACATCAAGACCATGCTGAGTTCCAAGTTCTAGAACTAATTCACCAGTAGATGCATTGTAGGTAGTTCCTGTTTGTGCAGTAAGTAATTTATTTGCAGGAGATACACCTACGTTTAATGTAATAGTTGTATCACTTACACTATCGATAGGTATAGATCTCAATGCGTATGGGTCATGACCTGCTCTTGGATATGTTTTAGTAGCAGTATTTCCATCCATCGTACATGTGAACGATAGACTATCAGTATCAAGTACAACACCTTCACCAATACTAAGTCCATGACCAGTACCAATAGTTAGAACCAGAGCACCTGTAGCAGGATCATAAGTTGCATCACTTGGAGTCCACTGTTGATCAGGACCAGATACGCCAACATTAATTGTAAATGTATCTGCAGATGTTGATGTTACTGCCAGAGCATTGCCATATGCAGTTTGACCAGATTGAGGTAAACTATGCTCAGTGGCATTACCGTCCATTGCACATGTAAATGTGAATGATTCTGGAGAAAGACTAATACTATTACTTGTAGTAACACTATGACCTGTCACAGTCATTGTGAAATCACCATTAGCAGGATTATAGGTAGCTGTTGATGGTGTATGCTGTGCTATTGGAGCGCCTGCATTTGGATCTGGAAGAATATTCCAATCTTCAAATCTTGGAATAGGTGAAGTTAGTACAGTAGGATTGTAAACAATAATAGTTCCATCTGTTACTGCACTTACAAATGAATGTGATGAACCAGAAGCAGCTCCTGCATTACCAACGTTACAAGTAACTGTGGTGACACCACCAGAAGATTGAACATTAGTGATGGCATGACTCTTGCCATAATTATCATCAGTTTTTAATGGACTTGAGTGTGTTCCAGTAACACTGTTATATGTACATTGGAAGGCAATTGCTTCTTCTTTAAATGCAATTCTATCTCCTACATTAGGAGCAATGAGAGGATCAGGGAAGATTACCTCTAATGCACCAGTAGAAGCATTGTATGTTGCGTTAGTTGGAGTGAGATCAACATATGATCCATCAGTCCAGTTACGCATTGCTGCGATAGCATATGTTTTAGCTCTTTGATATGCAAAGATAGTTTCTGCTCTTTGTGCTTCTGGAATGCCAGTTAAAGCAGTTTGTGTAAAGTAAGATTCGGCAGCTATAACAATATTCTCATTACCACCAAATGTTAAATCTTTTGCTAGATTACTTAACGTAATACCAAGATCTCTTTTACATTTTCTTTCGTTTGTGTTATCAAGTGAGAATAATGGAAACTGACCTAATGTATCACGTAATGCTTGATCAGCAATTAGATACTTATTTCTTTCAATTAAGTATGCAGCATCCAGATAAGTTCCATTTTGATTCTTGGTAATAAGATCAACCCAAAGGAATGATAAAGTATCAATTGCAGATTTAACATCAGCACAAGCTGGAGTACCCGCAGTTGCTGTGATGACTGTATCATCAAAGTATCTTGTTACAGAAGAATATACAGGAGAATAAATTGGATCTGATGGAGTACCGTCACCAGTTCTCCAGTTTCTCATTGCAAGGATACAAAGTTCTCGTGCATATTCAATCGCACGGAAGTTTTGAACAATTTCATCCTTGATGTATGCAATATCACCACCAAGAATATACTTCTTAGCTGCTTCAATAATGTTGAAGTTTGAACCAAATTCTAAATCTCTTACTAGAGCATTAACAAAGTGAATAACGTCTTGGCGGCATTGCTCATCACCGTCACTTCCTGTGTTATCTCCACTAGTTGGGGAACTATAAGAAGGGTAAGTTTTTTGACCAGCATCACAGGATAGTAGAATGTCTGCTAACTTAATGGTATCATCTTCTACTAAAGTTGATAAAGCAGAATCTACTGTGATAGTTGCATAACCTGTTATGATATTATCGTAACTAAAGTTAGTAATATTTACAGTTGTATTTTCAAATTTAACTGTACCACCAGAAACATAAGTATGAGTTACTGGAGTCTGACCTAAGAATACTTTAAATGTATCTCCACCACCAGTGATTTCAGATACCTGATAATAGTCTTTAGCAAATTGTCTATTGATTCTTCCTACAACTTCATCTGCAATAAACTCTCTGTTATTACGTAGGAATACACAAGCATCTTGGAATCTTCTTTCTACAGGAGTAGATAGAGGGAATGTGTTTGGTGAGTTTAGTAGTGATAGAGTAATTACTTTTGAAAAACTCTTAACAGTTGCAAATTGACCAGGATCTAAGTTAGCATCTGTGATAGATGGAACTTTTTTAGGAATTACAAATCTTCTGCAGCGACCATCTGCATCTTCTAAGACTTTATAAATTCTTTGCTTACCATTTAGAAGTGATAAGTCAGGGTTTGAAGTAGGAAGATTTTCAATTAAAATTTCCTGACCTTCTTTAAACTCGTGAGTATTTGTTCTACCAACTAGTGCGTTAGTATAGAAGACAACACCACCAAGATCTTCTGCATTACCAAACTGAGCATTTTGGAAACCACCTGTTGTAATACTTGGATCTCCTTGTAAAGAGAAATCAAGTCTAGAAATAGGTAGAGTTGTGGTGTAATCTTCATCTACTGCTACAACCTCACCTTCTGCTCGAATTGATTTAATAGCAGTAGTGTCAATATTTTCAGTTTGTGCAGTAGCTTGATTGATTGCATATGTACCACCAACACCAGTTGCATCCCATGTGGGAGCATTTAGAATTGGGAAGAATGTTACATCCCAAATATTACTTGCAGATTGCGTAGAATCAATCGCAGAAACTTCATAGAATCCTGTAAAAGCATTACCTGTGGATGGTGTTCCTACTAATTGTACTACTGTACCACCAGGAATAGTTCCAGTTGGATCTTGTGTAAATCGTAAAGTGTTTGGTCCCTGTTGACCAGTAATAGCAAGGTTGATAGCACTACCTGCACCAGCAGATGTGATATATGAGAATTGCTCACCTTCAACAAAGGAACCAGATTGTAATTGGACATCAATTGTACCATTTACATATGCACTAGCACCTATTGTAGTTGCAAATTTAACGTCAAATATTTTTGCTCTAGAACCAGTGTTAACACCTTTTACAATTAAACCAGATACTAATGTAGCAAGACCTGTATTGTTTTGGAAAGAAACACGGAACTGCTGTGGTCCAAAAATTTGATGACCAACTGGGAATGATGTACCAAAATCACCATTAGCTTCTCTGTCAACGATAACTCTTTGCTTATCGTCAAAGACCATAGCAAAATCCCAAGTAGCAACTGCATCGCCATTGGAATCAATTTGGTCACGATAAGTAACACCAATTACATAGTTCTTATCACCAAACTTAACAATGTGTTTGCCAGGATTAGCAGGACGAATGATGACCAAACGTAGGTTATCACCAACGATGGAAGAATCGGGTGGTAGTGAAATTGGGTTATCTTCTACATAATCACCACCAGATACAATAATAGTTTCTTTAACACCAGGCGTTTTCCATGCCTCTTGTGCTGCTTTTTTAATTGTTCTAACAGGGTTTACAGCAGATCGACCATCATTAAGGTCAGAACCAATCTGTTGTGAAACGTAAATACGACCACCAACGTCATTCGTTGCTAGGTTGAGGACGTATTCTGTAGTAGCAATCTTGTCTGATCTATCACCCAATAGAGGTGTAATAGATCTTGGGAATACACCAGAGTCTCCAGTATCATTATATCTAAACTCATTTGGATCGTTGACGCGGAAACCAATGTGTTTGAAGTCAACATCACCGTTTTTGATGATACCATCAACGTGTTCTGGAGCTTCAGAACCAGTTTGACCAGTATTTAATGCTTGATAAACATTAGCTCCAAAATATCTGTAAGAATCTTTTTGTAGAATAACATTAGCAGACCATAAAATGCCTGTGTTATTCATGTAATTCTTCAGGTTTGGACCCCTGAAGTTAGCATCTGGAGTAATAAAGTTGTCAATATCTAGGTTTAGAATTCTTGCCGTATCAGAAATGATAGACGTAGATGTTCTAATAGCACCATTAATATCAAGTTCATAATCAACAGTATCAAGGAAAGCAGTAGCAGTAGCACCAGAACCACCACCTTCAGAAATAGTAACAATTGGAGCAATGGTATATCCGCTGCCAGGATTATTAACAGCAATTGTAGTTACTTTGCCATTAAAAGTAAATGCGGAAGCAAGAGCTTGTATACCACCAGCAGCATTAGGAGGTCCGATAGTTACTGTTGGGTTTACAGTAAATCCACTACCTGCAGTGTCGAGAACGATATTATTAACTCTTTGCCCAGTTCGGTTAATACCGACACGGGGTAATTGCGTAGTAGAGTCTAACTCAGTTCGCAAGACTTCTTTTTCGTCTGCTCCTGTGCCAACTCTAATCGTGGCTTCATTATCACCGATAAGTTTAGGATTTACGCCCCTAATCTTTTCTTTATCGGAATTAATATGAAAACTCATGGTGTTCCCGTGCTTTTGACTTTTTTCCTATTCTATATTTAGCATCAAGCCCATGCAATACTGATAACTTCTGTGGATGAAACCCACTTAATAGTTGCAGTTGTACCAGCTCTTACTGTGTTATAGCTAAAAACGTTTGTTCCACCAGTAGGTTCAATCCCCCAAGTTTCACCTGTAGGAATATCATCTTTAATTACTGTTTGGAAACTAGACATAATATTTACATTTCCTGATCCATCACATGAGACCGCAGTCTCAAATTTGACAGCATATACAGTTCCTGAATCATTAACTGCAATGATGTTTCCTGTGACAAAATTTAAAGTAGAATTTGCAATAGGAATTTTTGTTCCTAATCCATCCAAGTCAAGAGTAGAGGTGTTAAGACCTCGTAAAATATAACGAGTTTGTGAACTATCTGTGAAATGCCTGTTCTTTACTTCTAGAGTATTAAAATCTTTTGCATTTCTTTCTTCATCAACAATAACAGTTTTGCCGATAGCAAATCCACCTTTAGAATCAAATTTTTCGGTTGTAGTTGCCATTTTTATTTCTTAGTAATAGTAGATACGATAGTGATCTCGATTTGATGACCAGTGGTGAGGTCTGATCCAACTGTAAAATTGATTCTAGCAAAGTTGCCAGATGTTCTTTCAAAAGTAGGGACAATTAGTTGTTGTCCTGTTCTGACATTACCATACTCTGTATGGAAGATGTCTGTTCCATTATCTATAATACCAAACTCAAAGAATTCTCTATCATTATTATTTAAGTTCTCAGCAACTACAACTGTCTTAGCTCCTACCGCTGCTTGAGCATCGTAGATATCAGATCCACTGGAGTTTGCAGAACCTTTTGTTAGAGTTACTTTTTCTGTCAAGATCTTAGTGTCTGCAAGTTCAAACTCTTTGAGATCTCCATCAAAAACTTTTACTCCAGTAAAGTTACCTGTACCAAATGAGGTATTGAAATAAACATCACCTTGATTGTCAAGTCTAAGAACTGGGTCAACTGATAAACCACCTGAAAGACCTAAGTCAAAATATTGCTTACTGGTATGTAAGAATGTTCTATCTGTTTGAGTATTATCAAGAGTTGTTTCAGCATTATCAAATGTCATCAAGCTTGCTGTAATTTCAAACTCGCTAGATGTGCTTGAGATAATAGTATCTACGCTGTAGAATTCAAGTGCGGATGCGGTAAGACGCATCGTATTTGTTCCATCATTGTAGAAGTATAATATGTTTTCGTTTGCACCAGGTGCAGTTTCGGGAATAATATAAGTGTTTTGATCAACGTCTTTTACTCCACCAAGAGAACCCCAGTTGGTTCCGTCATATCCTTCAAACTGACCAGCAGTTGTATTGAATCTAACACCACCCTGTATTACTGAACCTCTGTCTGCATCAGAACCAGATGGAAGTGCTAAACTGGTATTTGTATTACATACAATTTTCTTACCAGAGTTTGGTTGTAAAGTAATATCATTAAGATCTGTAGAGATAATGTTATCTCTAAGTCTTAAATCTCCATTGATTACTAAAGGAGAAGAACCTAATGGATCTAATCTAATTTCTTCAACGTCAACAAATGTTAGAGGACCAACTGCAAGACCCCAGAAAGTTAATGTGCAGCTACCATTAGTTACAGCACCACTTGTATGTGTAGGTTCATTACCACTTGTAGCAGTGTTACCTGCTACTGTAACTTCGTATAAATTATTTTTGTGCTTTAGATATGCACCAACTAGTACAGGTGCATTAGCAATCCAATCTGTAAATGCTGGAGCAGATGTATTTGCAGACTTGATAGTCTTATTAGTTCTAAACTCTAATTCATTTGGTGTAAATTTAACAGTATTAGATCCATCATTGTAGAACCAAAGTGTGTTATCATTAGAACCAATTGAAAGTTCTGCAGTAATGTAAGTATTACCATCTAGATCTCTAATACCACCAAGTGAAGACCAAGAAGAGGAAGAAGCACTATAACCTTCATATTGATTACTATCTGTGTTATATCTGATCGATCCATTTTCTGCGGCACTAGCACCAGGACGTTGTGCAGATGTACCAGCAGGAATGTTGATAGAACCAAAACCAGTAACTTTGGTGACCTTACCAGTAGGTGCAGTTAGAACTAGGTCACTACCAGCATCGGTAGAAATAACATTATTCTCAATAGTTATTTTGTCATTGATATTTAATTTATCTGTAGTCTTAAGTTCACCCGAAGTAAGAACGTTACCGTCTGCCTGAGTAACAGTCAATCCACCAACTGTAAAGTCTGCAGTAGACTCTACAGAAGTTCCTGTTAAAGTAAGAGCAGCATCTGA